TCTGCGCGTCGAAGGACACATTCAGTCCGTCCACCGAGCCGTTCAGCTCATCACAGATCGTCTGCATGAGCCGCTGCTCGTTGACCGTGCCGGTGTATCCGCCGGAGAGCTCCTTCAGCTTTCCGACGAGCTTCTCCGCCGCAAGAGCATTGCTCTCAATGTCGTCTATGCTGCTTTGATAGGCAGCCGCAGAATCCTTCTGTGTCTGTGCCAGATCCTCCATGGAGCGATTGAGCGCAAGCGTGTTTTTCTGCGCTTCTCGCAGCGCAGGGTTCGCCTTCACATAGGCCTTCTGCAGCGCTACAGCGCCGGCGACAAGCGCGCCGATAGCCACGGCTGCCGCTACATACGGATTCGCTTTTACCGTAGCGTTAAAAAGGGCCTGCGCCGCGGAGGCCATAGTAATTTTTCCGGTCAGCACGCCGAGAATGGTTTCTTTTGCCGTCAGCGCCCCCGCTTCCATCAGTTCTGCCGCCGTTCCGGCCTCGAGCCAAAGCGTAAGCGTTCTTTGCGCCGCGCTGAGCGAATTAACAGACGAAACTACGGTCTTGATAATGGCAAACGACCCATACGCTGCCGCAAGGCCGCTCACTACCGCCGTCGCCGCGGGATATTCGGTCTTGATATATTCGATCCCGCCGCGGATGCCGCCGCTGTTCATGGCCTCCGCCAGATCCGCCGCGAAGCCTCCGACCGCCTTCTGCGCGCGGGTCGCTGCGGGGATCAGTTCCTTGCCGATGGCGGCGCCGATGTTCTGGATGTTCAGCTCCGTGATGCGCGAGGCGTTCGCTAAGCTCGTGCTGGCGGTGCGGGCAAAGTCGCCCTGCGCGTCCGCCGAAACGCTGAGCAGATAGTTATACCGCAGCGTTGCCTGCTCTGCCTGCGTCATGGAGGAATACGCCTTGTCGATGCCCTGCGCCATGGCGTAGGCTTCCATGTTGGCGACGCTCATGTTGATGCCGAGCTGCTTGAGCGGCTCGGTCTCGCCGGAAATGCCGGAGCGGATCTTGGCAAACGCCTCGTCGCTCGTGATGTTGAAAAATGAGGCGAAGTCCCCGGCAAGCCCGGTAAGATCGGTGGACATCTGCCGCACCGCGTCGCCGGAAAGTCCCATGCTCTTGAGCATGGCGCCCATGGTGCCGGTGTACTGCAGCGCCGAAAGCTCCGTAATGCCGAAGGCCGTTGACGCGCCCTTCGCCCATTTGTTGATCGTATCGGCGCCGTCGCCGAACGTGACATCGACCACGTTCTGCACTTCCTGCAGATCGGACGCGAGCTCAACAGACCGCTTGGTAATGTTGATGATCGTATCGGCGATCGCTTTACCGGAGATCGCAATACCGATCCCGGCGATGGCCTTAGTCGCCAGACTTTTGAGCTCGCTTGCGCCCTGGCTGAATCCGCTGCTGTCGATTTTGGTATCAAAAGAAAGTGTTCCGTCGCTCATAATGCATCTCCTTCGGAACGGATAAGATCCTCGATGGATTCCCCGCGCAGCAGCCGCTCACGCACCTGCTCGGTGAGCAGCCGTTCGTCGATTCCGACGGCGTCCGGGATCGCCGCGGCGTCCTTCGCCCGCTGCGCCGCCGCTTTGTCCTCGCACTTGGAAACGTCCAGATGCCGCAGCCGGATCTTCTCCGACAGCGCGCAGCGGCAGAGAAAGCAGCCGCCGAGCAGCGCGCGGAACTGCCACCAGTGCAGATCCTCATCCATGAGATCGATGCCGTACAGCTGCCGGAACGAAGCATAGATCTCCGGCGCGTCAAACTCATAATCGAAGTCCCGCTCGCCGGCAGACAGCTCCGGCTCATCGCCGGCACGGACGAAATGTCCGAACGCTTCCGCCCACGCTTCCGGCGCTTCGCCGTCAAAAAACCACCGGCGAAGCAGCTCTGCCTTGTGTCCGTCCAGCACATCCGGGTCGTTCTGCAGCCGGAGGATCTTGAGGATGTTCCGGAATCCCGGCCGGATATCGTAGACGCTGCCGTCCACCTCCACGGTGTCGGGCAGCGCCTTTTTATTCGTGCGGGACAGAGAAAAATCAATCATCGTACTTTGCGCGGATGCTCTCCGCGTAAGCCGCGCCTGCGAGCCGGGCGATCTGCGCGGTCAGCTCGCCGATGCCGGCAAGGCCGAGATCAAACCCGTCCATGCCCTTGACACCGGCAAGGATCCTCTCCACCGCGCCGGGGCCGAGCAGCCGGTCGATGTACGCGAGCATCGCCTCGTTCTTTTCCAGAACGCTGCCCGGGTCGTTCATATCCGCGCCCTCGAATCGCCGGTCAAGTTCCAGAAGATCCCGGATAATGGCGGCATCCGAACGCGAAACGTCGAAAATCTCGCCGTTGATGGAGATCTGCGGCTTTTTGAATGTCAGAGAGATCTTCTTCATCCCGCGCTCTCCTTACTCGCTCTTGGCGGTGAATGCCTTTGTCGAGGGGTTGAACGTACCCTCCACAAAGTTGCCGACCTGGTGCAGATTGCCCGCCACCTTCACGATCTCCGTACCGGCGCCGGTGATACCGGTGACCTCGACGCACACGCGGAATTTCCGCGCCGGATATGCGCCGGAGGCTTCGTCCTTGTAGAGATCAACGCGGATGTAGTCCGTCTCCGCGTCGCTGCCGGTCTTCTGATTGCGGGCAATGTCGTAAAGGAACGAGATCGCCGCGTCGTCCGAGATCATCTGCGTATCGAACGCAAACGAGTTCTCGTACCCGGTGATCGTGCCGGACGCGCTCTTATCGTTGATATAGGGCGTTTTCTCCACCTTGGCGGCGGGGTTCTCGTCCAGCGTCGTGAAGCCCGTGCCCATGAGCGAGTAGGTATCGCTCGGTGTAGAGCCCGTTTTGAGATAGTCTGCGATCATGTACCGCATGACTTTTGCCATAATTCATACCTCCGTATAGTTGATAGATACTGTGATCTGATATTCCGATGTGCCGCTCTCGGCAGCGCCGGACATATATGCGCTGACGGACACGCCGACGGCGTGGCAGCTTCTCCCGCCGTCCAGCTGCGGCAGATCCCCGGAGCGGCTCTTCTGCCGCACCCAGCTTTCCAGTGATTCCATCCACGCCTGGTTGTCCACGCGGGACGCCTCGGCCTTCGAGGACTGCCGCGCGAGCAGGTAGTAATACTCCGTAACGTCGCGGCTGCCGTCAACGAACGGCACAACGTCCTTCGTCGGCTGCTTATAAAGCCCGTAGCTGCCCGCCTTGCCGTCGAGCTGATCGGTCTCGATGCGGTCTCCGGCCTCGATATCGCCGAATCCGTACAGCCAGCGGATGATGCTCTCGCTTACCGTCATTTGGCGTTCCCTCCCGTAAGTTTGGCCAGACCGCGCAGAATGGCGTCCTTCCCGCCGTTCTGCTTCATCCGCTCAAACCAGTAGTTCCCGCGCATCGGCGCGCCGGTGAAGTTCGCCGGCCGGTAATACCAGCGCCGGGCGTAGGGTGTGGCGTAGCGCACCTCACCCGAGCCGAGGCGGGTGTTGGTCGTGCCGCTTTGGTTCAGCGCGCCGCTGTCGAACGGCACCATCGGCGCGCAGCGGCGCAGCACCTCGCCGTCTACGAACTTCTGAGCGGTATCCCCCGCCAGCAGCCCGCGCGCCTTCAGCAGCTCTCTTGTGGACTTCATGGTGAATTCTGCCGCCATCAGACGCACACCACCTTCCAGCTGCGCAGCCGAGGCCGCAGCGTGTTGTCCGCTACGCTCTGCACGATCACGGCGCCGTGACCGCGGATAAGATCGTCCTCGGTATACTCCTCGGAGATCTCCGCAGCGCACGCGCCGAACACCAGCACATCCCCCGGCGCGAGCGTCAGACCGCCCGGGGCCGCCGGTGCGGGGATCGTGACGGTCGTTTCTGCGGCATAGAGGATCTTGCCGCGCACCATGGTC